AGCATCCTGAATACAAATATAACCCTAAGTTTGAACACCTTTATGAAGAGATGCGAGCTAAGGGTTTGGATATTCATAAGTGGGAAGAAACCACGCGAGCCAATATGCCTCATAAGCAGTGGCTACAAGAATATGAATGCTCATTCCTAGGTACAGGCGATACTTACATCGAAGGTGAAGTTCTTAAACAAGTCTTAGAACAGACTAGTGAAGAATATTTTACAAAATATAATAACAGAATGCGAGTATGGCAGGAACCTCAACCCCATTATTCTTATATAATTGCTTGTGATGTATCTTTAGGTAGGGATAGAGATTACTCAGCGTTTCATATTATTAATATGTATAATGGACAACAGGTAGCTGAGTTTTATTCAAATAGAACCCCTATTAATGATTTTGCCAAAATATTGTTTAATGAAGGTATGCTATATAATGTTGCTCCCATAGTGTGTGAACGCAATACTATTGGAAATAACTTAATTGACTGGCTCTATAATAACTACGAATATGAAAATCTTTGGGCTGATGAAAAAGGCGACTTTGGATTCCTAGTAACTGCTAAAAATAGAGAAACTATTCTTGCTGAACTAGAAGAAGCTATAAGAACTAACTTAATTAAAATTAACTCTAATAGAACTGCTAACGAACTAACTACATTTATAATTAGTGAAAATGGAAAAGTTGAAGCTGAAAAAAATCATCACGATGATCTAATTATGAGCTTGGCTTTAGCTATACACGTTTATAAACAAATACTAGATACAACTCCGATGGAGTTTTTAACTAGAACTGGCACGGAAGAAAAACCTCCTATGCCAGCTATGGGATATAAGCACCATATTGATCCAAAAACAGGCAATAGGGTTGCACAACAAATGTCTGAGGAAGATGTTAAATGGCTGATGAAGTAGACGATAAGCTTAACGAAGGCTATACTAATTTCGGAGGAACTGAAAATAGATCAGGTTCTTACTTTATTCCCACAGGACCTATAGGAAGATTTTTTGCTAAGTTCTTTGCTACAAAAGCTCAATTCCCCGTACAACAAGCAATAGATCGTGGAATGGTTACACCCCAAACGGGTGATACTGTAATAACCAACCCAACTCAAATACTTAGAACAGAAACTGTAGATGAAGCTCCTGCTTTAGGTGGTATTTCTAGAAATCCAGTTTTACCTGAACTAGAACTCAATAGAAGACGCCGATATAAAGATTACGAAGAAATGGATGAGTATCCAGAGATTGGAGCAGCTTTTGATATTTATGCAGATGACTCCACTCAAAAGGGAACCAGAGCAGAGCGTTGGACAGTTAAGTCTGATAATGATTTAGTTGTTGATGAGATTGAAAATTTATTCTTAAATATAAACTTAGATAAACTAATTTGGGATATTACAAGAAATACTGTAAAGTATGGAGACTGTTTTATAGAATTAATTGTAGATTTAGATAGTCCTAAAGAAGGTATAAAGAAATTAAAGATTCTAAACCCTAACTGGGTTTTAAGAGTAGAGAATGAGTTTGGTTATCTTAAAAAATTCCTGCAAGAAATACCTAATGCTGAAAGTATGCAGTATGCTGAAATAGGTCAATCAAGTACACATAGACCAGTTAGATATATTGAACTCGATAAGCATCAAATAGTTCATTTTAGATTACATACATCAGATCCTGTATTCTATCCTTATGGTAAATCAATAGCTTCGATGTGCCACAGAACTTTTAGATCATTAAGAATGATGGAAGAAGCCATGATGATTTATCGTCTATCAAGAGCACCCGAACGTAGAATATTCTATGTTGACACTGGTAATCTTCCAACCAGCAAAGCTGAGATGTATATTGAACGATTAAAACAAAAATTTAAAAAAGAAAGATTCTATAATAACGCTAGAGATACTGTAGATTCTAGATTCAATCCAATGACAATGGATGAAGATTATTTTGTTCCTACTAAGAATGGTAAAGGAACAAAGATTGATACTTTAGCAGGAGCACAGAACTTAGGTGAGATTGAAGACGTAAAATACTATAGAGATAAGTTATTAGCTGCTCTTAAGATTCCAAAAGATTATATCGTAGAAAAGGATCAATCACCTGAACGCAAAGCTAACCTTTCTCAGTTGGATGTTAAGTTTGCAAGAACTATTCAACGTATCCAGATTGATATTGAAACAGGTTTAGAGAATGTTGCTAAACGCCATTTACAACTTAAAGGATTCCCTGCATCTTTAATTCAAAAACTTAGAATCAAATTACCTGAACCTTCAGATATGTCGGCTAAGAGAAAGCTAGATATTGATGAACAAAAAGTTAGAGTAGTTCAGGCAGTAAAGGGTCTTATGTTATTCTCTCAAGATCAAATCTATAGAGAATTTTATGATATGACCGATGATGAAATTAGAAGAATGAAAGAAGAAGTAAAGAAAGATCAAGAAGAAGCAGCAGCTATGCAAGCTCAACAGCAGATGTCTATGGGTGGTGGGATGATGGGTGGAGCACCACAATCGGCACCTCCTATGGCTGGCCCAGGATATGGGGAGGCTGGTGGTCAAGAAGGTATGGAAAATATACCACCTACAACTAATGAACAAACAGAACACGCTTTTAATCATCTAATAAATTCTAATCAAGATACCAATACTAAACTAGTATTGGAAAGAATTTTAGAAAAACAAAAGCAAAAGTTAAACTTAACTTAATAAAATAAAGTATATATAAGTATAAGGAACAATTCAGGAGATTTTATGTTTGCAAATATTTTTGAAGAACGAAATAAGAAGATAACTCATTTAGTTAAACTTGGAGACTGCATAGGACGTTCTATTAGAGAGAATGTTAGCTTATTCTCGGTAGACAGTAATACGTCAGAAGTTGCTTATTTAACCAAGAGTGGAAAAGTAATTAGTGGAAACTTTTTAATTGATGAAAACATTTCATTAAAAAACATAAAGATTCAAGATTCTTCAATATTTAATGATGAGAAGAAATTTGATGAGTATGTAAATGGTAAGATACATTCATTTGTAGAAAGCATTCATTACAATGAGTTTGCTTCGGCTGATATGTCTTTTGACGATGTATTAAGCCTATGGGAAAATAGATTAAAAATTGCATCTGTTCAAAAGAAATTAAATGAACAATCATTAAAGCTTAGTAAGATTGAAGCAATTGTAGAGTCTAGTGAATTTAAAAATTTACTAGAGATAACTCCACAACTTCAAAAGTTTTTAAAAGAAAATGTAAACAAAATTGTAAAAGTTCCTGAAGTTCGTAACGCTGTAAATTTGTCGAATACTGTGTCTAAAGCTTTTAATTTACCCAAGCTCACTTTAGAAGAGCTAGAGGCTAATAAAGAGTATGTTTTACAAAATGGACTAAATCCTTCCATTTATGAAATGATTTGCAGACAAGAATTAGTTAAAAAAGAACTAGTGGAATCAAAGAAAAACTTTGATATGATTTGGGCTAATAATTCAACGATACGAAAACTAGCAAGTTTAATTTTTGAAAAAGATGAAATAATCGTTGAAGGATTATCTGCTGCTTTAAAAGAAATTCCTTATCTAGCTCTTGTTTCTAAGAAAACTCTATTTGATACATTTAATAATTGCTTATCCCAAGCAGACGGTATAGGTGTGTCTGAGGGTGACATTCAAGAATATGCTTCAAAAATATTTGAATTTAAAAAAGAAGTAAAGGACATCTTTATTAATACCATAAATGAAAAATATGGTGTTGATATACAAAATTTACAAGATCCAGCATCATTTAAGAGTTTAGCAAATACTCAAGTTGTTATATTTGAAGCTTTATCAAGACTCGCACCCAAGAATTCAGTTCTAAAAAGTACATTATCAGAAATGGCACAATTCTTAAAAGGTAAAGCAGGTGTTGAGTGCATTGATATAAATGATTATCTCATGGAGACTTTTGTTGAAGCTGGGTACAATAAATTACTTTCAGAAGCGGAGGATCTTCCCAAAGTAAATTTTAAAAGAGTTGCAAAAGATTTAATAGACATTCAAGATCTTATAATGACTTTAAAGCAAAAAGCTATGGATCAAGAATATCCTTCTGATGAAGCTTTAGCTCCAGAAGAAGAAGCTCCTCCACAGCCTCCTATGCAACAACCTGCTGCTACGAATGAAATGCCTCTAGCTCCTGAAGATGAAATGCCAGAATTAGCACCACAAAGATCTCAAGAAGAAATTGTAAATGATTTAACTGAATTAGAAAAAGTTGTAGGAGAACTAGCCTCTGAATTAGGAGTAGATCAAGAAGAGACTCCAGAAGAAGATGTCACAGGATTAGATCGTGATGGTGATAGTCAACATACTATGAAAGATCACGAATTAGAAAAACAAACTCCTCCTGTTAAATCAAAAAACAAAAAAATAAAAGGAAAGAAGCCTTTACCTACTGAAGTAGAGGAAGAGTAATGGATATTGTAACAGGACAAAGAACTTTTTTTCTTGGAGTTTCTGCGTTTAATCCAGGATCTCCAGGATCTACAGGAACAATCCACGTTCCTTTTAGAGATTCTTCTGGAAATTTTATTAGATGTAATTATTTTAAAGTTGATCTTACTACAAACCAAGGTACTGTAGCTTCTGGATGTTTTGTAGCAGAACCTAGTGGAGTTTCCATATTTAGACAAGTAGGAGCTAATCCAGTTTGTTATGCAACTACAGCACTTCCAGGATCTGGTATTTGTGGAGTAGGTACTGCATTTGTTAACAATGGATCAACAGAATGGCACGGAGCTAATGGAGAAGTATGCACTGCTATAAATATTAGAGTACAGTATTCTGGAACACCAACATTATGTTTCGGTGTTACCTATGGTAATTTAATGCCATATAGTATGTTGAGGGAAACTAGACAAAACTCGGCTGGAAGTTATGATCGAGGTAGATAATTCATGTACTTAGAAACAGGACAAAGAACATTTTTTTATGCGGTTTCTGGAACTTCTCCATATACTGCAAATATACCTTTTCTAGATAGTTCAGGTAATGTTATTAGATGTAATTATGTCAGTGTGGTAGCAACCAATGGAACTACTGGAGGTAACGGATATGTAGCTATAGAATTAAGTGGTCCTCCAAGAGTTACTAGTATAAATACTATCCAAGCAGCTACAGTAACTACACCTCAAGCTTCTGGTATTTGTGGATTTGGTATATCTTTAGGAGCTGGGGTTGCTTTAAAAAATGAATGGCATGGAGCTAATGGAGAAGTTGCTACAGGTGCTGTAGTTAAATGTGGAACAAATGTTGGAGGAAATCCTTTTGTTATGGTAGCAATTACTTATGGTAACTTAATACCATATAATTATCTAAGAGAAGCTAGATTAGATCGTTTAGGAAGTTACGACAAAGGTAGGTAATTAACTTGGTAAGTGTATCTTCATTACTTACTGTAGAAGTAGATGAACTTGGGCGTCCGTTAAATCTTAAAGTAACAGATGAAACAGATACCCTTGCTAGTGGTTTATTAAGTCCAGAAGTACAAGTAATAATAACTGAAGTTAATAGTTCAGCAATTTACTGGGCATCAGCTTATGATGTAGTTGTTTCAAATAAGCCAGTATGGGATTCTGGTGGAGCACCAGAACTTCCAGCAGATATTTCTGGTCCTTGGCAAAATGCTTTTAATTATTCTAACTCTACGTCAGCTAATAATGATTCTGTATATAGTACAGTTTTTGTTACATCAGGAACTTGGGGCACTGGAGGAGGTACTTATGTACCTCCAGATGTTTCTGGTAACTGGGAAAATTCTTTCAAATATACTAATGGTGCATCAGGTAACATAGGTAATACTTCGTCTTATGTTGGTGGAGCTTCTGGTAACATAAATAATACCTCTAGCTATGTAGGAGGTGCATCAGGCAACTTAGGTAATACGTCCTCTTATGTTGGGGGTGCTTCAGGTAATATCGGGAATACATCATCCTATGTTAGAAGTGCGTCAGGCAACTTAGGTAATACGTCCTCTTATGTTGGAGGTGCTTCGGGTAATATAGGTAATACCTCGTCTTATGTCTTTAATGGTTCAGGTAACATAAGCAACACTTCTAGTTATGTCTTTAATGGTTCAGGTAACATAAGCAACACTTCTAGTTATGTATTTATTGGATCAGGTAACATAAGTAATACCTCTAGTTATGTAAGAAACGCATCAGGTAATATAGGTAATACCTCGTCTTATGTTGGAGGTGCATCAGGTAATATAGGTAATACCTCGTCTTATGTTGGAGGTGCATCAGGTAATATAGGTAATACCTCTAGTTATGTAAGAAGCGCATCAGGTAATATAGGTAACACCTCGTCTTATGTTGTTGGAGCTTCTGGTATAATAACTCAGCTATCTGCTTCAGTATCAGCTACAGTATTTAATACCTCCGCAGACTGGAATACTGCCTACACGCACTCTCAACTAACTAATGCAAATCCTCACATAACTAACCTATCTTCTTTAGATGGAGTTTCTTTAGATATAATAGGATTGCAGGCCGGACAATTTTTAAAATATAAACCAGGCTTTGGTTGGACCAATGAGTCTATAGCTATTACTAATGTTGGAGTTGATAGTATACCTAATTTTATAACCAATTCTTCTTCAATAAATTTTTCTGGAACTCAAGGAGTTTCTTTACAAGCTGTTGGAAATACTTTAACATTCTCATTATCTGGAAATGTTTCTGGAGCTACTTCAGCTACAAATGCTTTCTCATCTACTTACGCATTATCAGCTACTTCCGCATTAAACGCACAACAAGCTCCTAACGGGTTTAATGTCACTGGAACATTAAGATCTCCTGTAGTTTCAGCTACTAACGTATCTGCAACAGGAACATTAA